GTCAAGCTGGCACAACAGTAGACCCATCCAAAATAGAACAATTTAGGCCACATTTGTTAGAGAATGAACCTAAATTTGAAGATGGTGTTGTTAAGACATCTTTGGGTAGACCATTTGTAATCGTGCATCAATATGACCGAGTACCAGAATGGAAAGAATTTGTAATGAAGAAGTATGGACAAGATGATTTAATTACTATTAGGACTTGATATGACAAAAAGAGTATTATTAACCGGCGGTGCCGGATTTATTGCCCACCATGTGGTTGAAAAATTATTAAAAGAAACTGATTGGGAAATTGTAACACTAGACCGATTAGATTATTCTGGTAATTTAAATCGTCTTGCTGACTTACTAAAAGACACTCCACCAGAAATTCGTAAACGAGTAGAGATTGTATTTCACGATTTACGAGCAGAACTCAATCCACAAATTGTTGGATTGCTTGGTGATATAAATATTGTATTGCACTTGGCCGCAGGTTCTCATGTAGACCGCTCGATTGAATTTCCAATGGAATTCATCCAAGACAATGTAATTGGTACTGCAAATCTATTACAGTATGCAAGAACACTTCCTAATTTGGAAAGATTTGTTTACTTCTCAACTGATGAAGTGTTTGGTCCTGCACCAAAAGGTGTAAACTATGGTGAACGTGACCGCTATAATTCAACTAATCCATATTCTGCATCTAAAGCAGCTGCTGAAGAAATCTGTGTTGCATTTGAAAACACATATAAGATGCCAATCTATATCACACACACAATGAATGTGTTTGGTGAAAGACAACATCCAGAAAAATATATTCCAATGGTAATTCGCAAAGCTCGTGATGGTGAAAAAGTAACAATTCATTCAGATTCAACCAAAACAATTCCAGGTTCTCGTCATTACATTCACGCAAAAGATGTAGCTGATGGTCTACTGTTCTTGTTAAATCTCAAAGGAGTTGAATTTGAAAAAGACTATGGTGGTGCCAAGTGTCCTAAGTTTAATTTAGTTGGACCTGAAGAAATCAACAATCTTGAATTGGCAAAATTGATTGCTGAAGCACAAGGTAAAGAATTGAACTACGAACTGATTGACTTCCATTCATCAAGACCTGGTCACGATTTGCGTTATGCCTTATCTGGTGAATATATGAAATCATTAGGATGGGAACCAAAGATTTCTCTCCGTGAGCGAATCAAAGAAGTTGTGGATTGGACATTAGAAAACAACCGTTGGTTGAAGTGAGGAAAAAATGGATTACGAAAAAGAATATCAAGACGCTTGTGCAAAACAAACAGACATTCACGAACATTTACCTGTTCTGTCTGATTTAACATCAAAGTGTAAACACGTTACTGAATTAGGTGTTGGTTGGGCTCAAAGCACCAGAGCTTTCTTACGACACGATGTTGTCTTACATAGTTATGAATATTCACCACAACCTGGCATTATTGATTTCTTTACTGATGCAAGACGTGGTGGTCGTGATGTTCATTTACATATTAATGATACACGCAAAATTGAAATTGAAGAAACTGACCTACTGTTTGTGGATAGTTTACACGCCTATGAACAAGTGCAAGAAGAATTACGACTACACGCCGACAAAGCAAGAAAATATATTGTATTCCACGATACAACAACTTATGCTGATAATGGCTAGTTTGGTGGTAAAGGTATTTGGGCAGCAGTCCAAGAATTTGTGGATTCTCATCCTGAGTGGGAATTAACAGAACGCAGAACTAACAATAATGGATTGACTACACTCACCAGAGTAAAATAATGGCAGATATATCATTCTTTCATATTGGTTCAACAAAAAGAACTGCAACAGAAAAGACAATTGAAAATATTAGACAACATCATCCTGATGCCTATTATTTTCTAGGTTCAGATTCAGCACAAAACTTTTCAGAGTTAGCAATAAAACATAAGTGTGATTATTTTCACTTCAATAAGAAACAAGGAGCACCAACACAACCTTATGGTTGGGATGTTCCTAATATGATTGAGTTTCTTAATCGTTTTTTAATTGCTTGCTTGCGTTGTAACACAACACACATGATGATGGCAGAAGATGATGTATATCTAACCAAACCTGTAATTGTTGAACCTCATTGGGAAATGGCTTGCCATGATGTAAAGATTGGCAATATAATTCCAGAATCGGTGCATGATATGATTGAGCGATTTGCTGGCAAAAGGCCATCATTCAAACAATATGCTGGTGGTGGAGGCTCAATATATAAAGTAGATACATTCATACAGAACTATGATAGAGTTACCACATTCTTTTTAGAACAAGGTGAATATATCATGAAGAACTTGTATCCTACGATTGGATGGCTTGACTGTTATATGGTTGTGTATTATTATCTATGTGGAAAAGACTACACAGCAAATCCATATATGACAGATACACACCATCATGTTCCTGACTTTGATTATGATAAATTTGTAAATGAAGTTCCGGAACACATTCAAATTATTAACAACTACAAGAAATATTATTGGTCATGAACAAAATCACTATTGTAACAGCTTTCTTTGATATTGGTCGTGGTGATTGGTCACCAGACAAAGGTCTACCACACTATCTACAAAGAACAACACAAACATACCTAGAACGATTTGGTCATATGGCTAAACTCGAAAATCACATTCTTGTTTATACATCAAAAGATATGGTTGATGAGATTAAACACCTCAGACAAGATAGGCCAACTACAATATTCACAATAGATTTTCCAAACAGTTTTGAGAAATTAAGGGAAGAAATTACAAAAGTTCAAAAAAGTCCTGAATATCAATCCAAAATAAATCCTATGCAAATAAAAAATCCAGAATACTGGAATGCGGATTATGTTTTGGTTAATTTACTCAAGGCATCATTTGTCAATCGTTCTTTGGATGTTATTGAAACTGATTTGGTTGCTTGGTTGGATTTTGGTTACTGTCGTGATGAAGTAACTCGTAATAATGTTGATTTGTGGCAATATCCATTTGATAAAGAAAAAATTCATTTTTGGAATGTTAAAGATTGGGTTGAAGGAACATATATTCAAGATGTCATTTCAAACAATGATGTTCATATTACTGGACCTTGTATTGTTGCAGATAAAAAACTTTGGCCAACATTAGAACATTTGGTTCATCACAATGTAAATGAATTACTGAAAAACAATTTAATAGATGACGACCAAACTTTGTTGTTGATGTCTTATCTTTCAAAACCAGAATTATTTGAGTTGCATCCAGTATCTAACCAAGATTGGTTTGTTGCCTTTAGGGATTATAATGAAGATTAATATTGATTGTACCGCCAACCTTGGCGATTTTGCAAATGCATTACCTGTAATATCAGGTATCTCAAAATATAAAAATGAAAAAATTCATCTCATCATTAGACCAGAGATGCGTAAGTTCGATGGTATCAAAGAACTTTTAAAATATCAGCCAATGATTGAAGATGTTGATTTTTCAGATGATTTACTTGTCTTTGGTGATGTTATGAACCTTAGTTCATGGACTCGTATGGATCAAGAAGATGAAAATCGTCCTGTTGAAACTTGTCGTTATGAGAATTGGGTTAATGACAATTACAGAATGTTATTTGAGGTGGATGATAAATTTGAATTGCAAGTTAAAGATGAACCAATGGAGTTTACTGATTTGTATATTATTGGTGATAGATGGAATCATCCAACGATTGATACTCGTAGAAAAACACAAGTAGTTAAAGATGGTGTAAATCCCGATGAATCTAAGGTTCATTATTTGGACTATTCAAAACCTATCATGGAAAATTTGAATCTTATTCGTTACAGTTACAAACCATTCATTACTACATTTACAGGTGTTGGTATTCTTGCAGACTTAATGAACAAAGAAACAGTTGTTTGTTGGGACGAAGATATGAGGATGTGGGATGGCCATCCTGTTGAATTCGATTTCAAACGACATTATTATGGTGACCGTAAATCTAAATTAATTTATGTGAAAGATGTTGTTCTATGATTATTAATATTGAACCAGGTACCTTTGGTACGATTCGTAATGGTGATATGATTGCTGTTGCAAATGTTTTAGAACATATCAGAAAAACAAATAATAATCCATTGATTCAATTTCATTTGAAACCTGGAAATGTTAGTGAAGATACTCATTGTCAAACATTCTATGAGATAATGTTGAAGATGACAAACTATTTTTCCAAAACAGAAGGCACAGAAAGTTTGCCTTGGAGAAAAGTCAATGTTTGGGATTTCAGAGATATATCCGGCGACTTAGTAAAAATACCAAACAATGCACCAATGGAAAAGAAGATTGCTGTATTTCCATTGTTTGATGCACCATATAATCAATGGCGTAACTGGCCAAAGAATGTATATGAACAGATTATTGCCAAATATTCTACCGAAGAATATAAAGACTATGAAAAAGTAATCTGTAAAAAAGGTGAACCTACCGAAAGTTGCCCATTTGAGGGTTGGCGGTATTCTACCAATTTTGTTCAGAATTATTACCACATTACCACAGCCGAAATCTTTGTTGGTGGTGATACTGGTTCCAGCCATTTTGCATGGGCACTTGACAGGGGACCTAAGGATATGTTATACTATGGATCCAGTAGGGGTTTAATTCATACTCTACCATTCTACCTAATGCAAGGAAAAGGTCGAATGACCAATTATTGGTTGGATTTTGAAAATACTAAATGGTCTTAAATCCAACATTTCCCGCACTATGTATCTAACCCAATCTTTCTAAGGATTGGTGGTGAAAAGATGGAAGTTGTATAAATAGGTAACCGGCAACCAAAGTGTGTTGCACATCAGAAGGACATTAATGCAATCGTTTAAATCGTTTCTTAGGGAATCTACATCTGTGGATGATGAGCTGTTAGGCCATCTTACACATACGAAAGATTTGCCCCATGAAGATCCTAAACACACTCAAACCGCAGTAGAATTACTAAAACAATTTCATAAAAAGAGATTGGGACAAGCCAGTTCCGTTGGCGCCTCTCTAAAAACAGATGGTGGTGCATCAGTTCATGTTATGCATGACGATAAAGGTGTTGGTGTATCGGATAAACATAGAATGGCCAGAGGTGTTATTGCTAGGACACCAAAAGAGGTAGACCAACACTTTGGTCACCAGCCAGCATATGCAGCTTCACTAAAACGATTATTGAAACATGGCCATGAGTTTGTAACCAAAGGCCATCATGTTCAAGGAGATTTGTTACACACTCCAGAATCTCCAGGTGAAAAATCTGGTGATACAACATTAACGACACCAAACAGAATTACTTACAAAGCAAAAACAAAAGCTCCTATTGGCATTGCAGTTCATACCGAAATTACTAATGGTGTTGCACACGGTGTAAGTAAAGAGGCATTAAAACCTAGTAAGAATGTATTTGTTCCTGAACCCGATTATAAAGCAGACCCATCTACCTATTCAGAAAAAGATAGGACGGCAACAGAAAAACATATTGCAGCTGCCGAAGAATTACTAAAAAAACATACAACAGACCACCTTACTCCAGAACACATAGATACTAAGAAAGGTGGTTATTTTACCACCTATTTAAATAGAACTACAAGAAGAGGTGAAGAAGCTTCTATTGAAGGTTATAAGAAACATCTAAGTGGTGAAGCTGAAAAGGCAATAGGTAAGTTAAAAACTCCTGTAGGTCAGGCAAGACGGCAAGCAGAGTTTGACAAAATGAAAGCTCATGTAGAAAAGAATTCTAAACACTTTCAAAGGTCTTTAGACATTCGCAAACATTTAGGTCAAGCAACAGAACACCTATTAAAAGGAATAGAACATCCAGATATGGAAACAAGCATTGATGGTAAAAAATCCCAAGGTGAAGGTATTGTTCTTCAAAAGAAAGACAAAGCCGGACTTATGAGACCAGTTTCAAAACTTGTTCCTGTGAAAGTTTCAAACGCAATTTTAAATAATCCAAGATTTGCAAAATAATATGAAATCATTTTTAGACGTCATACAAGAAGAACAAAAAACAGAGAATCATCATGTGATGACTTTTGGTCGCATGAATCCTCCAACCACAGGTCATTTAAAATTAATTGACAAGGTCAAAGAGGTTGCATCTAAACATAATGCTGGCCACTCAGTAGTTGTTTCTCATTCACAAGATGCTAAAAAGAATCCTTTATCAGGTTCACAAAAAGTAAAACACTTACAGAGGTATTCTCCCGGTACAAATTTCAAAACATCCACAAAAGAACATCCAACATTCTTGCACCATGCAGCTGAATTGCACAAATCTGGTGTAACTCATTTACACATGGTTGTAGGTTCCGACCGTGTAAAAGAAATGAAAGAGAAGTTACACAAATATAATGGCACACATAAAGGTGCTTTGTATAACTTTAAAAAAATTACTGTCCATTCTGCTGGTCATAGGGATCCTGATGCTGAAGGTTCTGAAGGTATGTCTGGTACTAAGATGCGAGAACACGCCAAGGCAAATAATCATAAAGAGTTCCGTAAAGGTGTTCCTGCTCATGTTTCAGACAAACACACAAAAGAACTGTTACACGATACTCGTAAAGGTATGGGTCTACATGAAGATGTGGAAAGAGGTCGTTTTAAGGCCATCTTTGTAACGGGTGGACCTGGTTCGGGTAAAGATATTATTATCCGTGAAGCCATTGCAGAATCTCGTATTGTAGAACTTAATTTTGTTCAGGCTAAAGAATATCTTGCTGATAAACAAAAACTATCCGAACAATCTAAAGACTTCCGTAGAGAAGCAATTCGTAGTCGTGGTTCTTTGATTATTAATGGTCCAGCAGATGATAATGATAGGTTGTCTTATATCAAAGAAGAATTGGAAGAGTTGGGGTATGAAACCATGATGGTTTTTGTTAATACCACAGACAAAACCAGTAAAGAAAGAAACACACTATTATCTCGTATGATGATAGAGTCGGTAAGGCATGATAAATGGTTGAAATCTCAGCAAAATACTAAATATTTCACCGAAGCATTTAATAACTTTATCTCTTTTGACAATACTGGTGATTTAGGCACCAATGAAGAAGATATACACGATGTTTATGAATCCACTAAACAATTTTTGGATTTAAAAACTGTAAACGAAACAGCTGATGATTGGTTGAATCGCAATTTTAAAACTGAATATAAGGAACAAAAAAATGTTAAAAGCTCTAATAGATTTCTTGAAATTAAAACCAACAAAAACCTCACAACCAGAATCCCAGGTGACAGCACCCCCGACAACTCCAACCCCTACTCCGGAG